CTTGAGAAGAATTATAGAACAATTTGTGAGAATCTTCTTACGTGAGATTCACGAGATACGTAGTCGAATAGAAACACTCACAGATTAAGAGCCAACCCGAAGTTAAGCTATCCTTAAAAATGAGATATTCGACTTGATCATAAATTAATGTATGTTCTTTAGAGCACCCATAATAGCACCACGATCACTAACATTATTTACATAATCTGTTAACTGATTATTATGAGTTATCTGAAACAAATAAGCAGTAGTTGGAGCAGGAAAAGCAGGAAGCATAATCAATTCACCAGGATCAATATCAGGACACGTTGAAGCTTGCACAAAACCAAAGCTAGTTAAAATGATTTGAGAACTCATAATATCCGCTACACCTAGCGTAATCACTGGAGCGTTATCGCTTAAAACATTATCGATTTCAGTACCTGGACTCTGGGTTCTAAAAGTAATGTCAATCATTATATGAGGAACACATTTTTCCGAAATATCAATTTGACCTGAAACAGAAGTTATAAAGAAAGTAAAAGGAACATCTGATGGCACAACTGGAACAATAGGATGGAACAATGAATCATTAACCGGAATCTTATAAGTAAGCGGAGTATGAGCCATACCATTAGCACCATTCAAAGCTGAAACATTTGGAAAATAATCTTGTTGCAAATGGGAAATAGGAGTACAATGAGTTGTGTAGCCAATAACTAATGATGTATCATCGAAAGTAGATACCGTTGGTTGAGTAGTAACAGATACAGAGTTAATACGATATTGAGACCAATTTAAGGCGTGATTCAATAACAGTTGATTAAGAAATAAAGGATGTACAGGGATAACAAATAATCCATCCTTATAACAATTAAGACCAATAACAGTTTTTAATCTCAGTCTAAAGTTATTAGGGTCATTCGAATAAATTTTTGAGCCATTTTTCATTTTTAAAGGGCGATAGATCGGAATCGATTGATTTTGATTTCGATTTCTCTGCATTCGTCGGGGTCTCCTAATTAATGTTCTTTGTATTGGGAATCTAAATCTTGAAGTTTTTCTTTGACTAAGTTGTCGTCTTCCTCGCAATCGAGGTTGATTGGTAAGTCGTCTAGCCATACGGTTATTCATAGCACGATAGTTCATGAGAATAAATAAAGAGGAAATAAAATAAATAAATTTAGAAATAATAATGTCGGTTAAAATTTCTCGAAGGGCGCTCAACTCCCTCGAAAGCTAATTAAATAAATAATTTACATCTCGCCTGTATTGTTATAGTTTAAATGGTTTTTAAGAACATACTGAGTCTTTCGGCACTGACTGTGTCTACGGAATCTCATCTATTTCCATGCTCAAACATCCCAATTGTAGCTCGTCGAAACAAACTACTTCGGAACCGAGTTTTAAATTACGGACGTTTACATATCCTCCAGGTTGACGGCCTAAAGGAAACCGTGGGTAGTGTAAGAGCTGTGTTCTAAACCAAAAAACAAAAGGAATAACAAAAGACGGTGTGAGTATGATTTTATTAATAAAATCTAATGTACAAATATTACAATTATTTATTTAATTCATCCGGACTCCATTTAACATGGATCCAGGCAAAAACTGATACGGTATATAGACATCTTCTAACGTCTCCCATCTTTTAATTTGATCTTCAATAATTAACTGCAAATTAATTGGAATATTAAACTTAGTAGCATAAAACAAACGTGAACTCATAGTGATCTCACATTCAATGTCAAACTTATAATGTTCAATTTCATCAAGCATCAACTGTTCCCAATAAATATTACTATCTTCACATCTAATCTTTCCATCAATATTGATTATCTTCAAAATTTGACGACACATAGGACCAAAAATAGGTGTATGTTTACCCAAACAGAAACCACTCATGGCTTTCATTCTCAATAATTGATTTAATGTATCTCTCTTAGCATACAAATATCTTACTGAATGTGTCCAACATAATCGAGCTATCTGCTCAGGGGGTTGTATTAATTTTTCTTCCAAAATATTAAAATAAGAACCGCAAAAGGACGTATCTTCTAAGTTGTTATCTATTTTAAATTTAATTCGAAAACCTAAATCAGTAAAATCTGACTCCACTAAAGCATCAGAATCCATACCACAAATAGCATCATCACCTTCAAAATAACCATCCCAAAGTATATTTTTAGTTTTACAAATGAACCTAAAATTCATATAATTAGAAAAGGAATTAGCTAATGACGTCCACATCTCACCTGACATACGAGTCCCACTAACACTTGCAGAATAATATTTATTGCGCAATTTCTCAATCCTAGGAATTTTTATACCCCCACGCACTTGATAATAACATTTCATTACCAATCCTAAAATAACGGGATTATTTTTAAGCATATGTCGCCATAAATTACATTCCACCGCATCTGTGTATTCACTACTAAAACCTGATTCAAAACTACTATAATCTAGTTGAATAAAATATTTAAATACTTTCAATTTTGATATTTTATGTGGCAATTCTTCTTGCGTAATGTGTTTAACGAAATGTCGATTCTTAAAGAAAATACTTTCAATTTTATGTATGTAGGGCGCAACAAATGATTTAAATGAGTCCATTCTACTATTAATTAACCTAAGAAATTTAGCAACTTCATAAAATTCTCTTTTTATAAATGATTTACATCTAAAATCCCATTCAGTAAGTAAAACACAATATATATCTGAAATTACACATCTTGAAAAAGCATCTCGAATTTGTTGTCTCCGTTTTTCATTGTACCTAGTTGTTAATAACCATAAATTTAAATTATCTAATGATAAGGGTTGATATCTAAGCGGAATCATTCTCTTGTTTAACCATTTAATTACCATAGCTGATAACTGAGACAATTTTTCAGGATTAACCTCCGGCATGACTGGGGCAATTCGTTTTAAAAAACCTGTGATCAGATTGACTGGTAAATTCGGATCCGTGCAAAAGGGAGCATCATCTGTCCCTTTTGCAAGACTTATGGCATAAGCCTTTGCTGACCTTCCTAAATTATTTCGAACTTTAATATGATTAATCGAAGGATCACGTTGAGGAAGATCGATTAGGTATTTCAACCTAGGTTCGTTTATGTGTTTTGTTTTAATTTGCTTTGAACACCAATCAAAAGGTTTTGTTAGGTCATTAGTACTTGACGACTTCAGATGATCTATGGATTCCCAAGAAGTAATTTGAATTTCATCTGAAGTCAACCATTGGAGTACATCCAATGGTACTAAATATTTTCGGGTATAAGTTGTCCCACAGAGGACACCTGAAAATGCAACTGATTCACATACCAATTTTTAATTCTACACCTTAAAGCGGATAGTGGATGATAATACCAAGTTGGATACCAAAAACAGTTATCAATATCTTCTTTAATTACATTATTGTCCATAGTATTCAATATATCCATATATGGCAATGTTAGATTAGAGCTTTTCATAAATTGATAAATAGCTGATCGAGCAATAACCATCATATTATGACTATTAAATTGATATTCCTTATGATTAATCATCATCGATAAAACAAATGTTAATGAACTCTGTCCAAAATAATAGTTTCGCTCACAAATAGTTAATTTTTTATCAACCCTATAAGTATGAAAATGATTATACAAATTACTTAATGTTGATGATACCTGTATAGCAATCGCCTCTATAGTTGGAATATGAACAAAATATTCAGTTGTTACATAAGTATCCTTATCCTTTAACTGATTCAGATCAGGTGTCAACCTACTCAATGTTACGACCCAAGAATTGTATTGTAGTAAATTTTCGGCTATTGATATTATTGTGTGCAAATATGGATGATCCCATTTAGTGATAGAAATCTTTTTAAAATTAACAATACTCAAATCAGAAACATTTGGATTCATATTAACCACACTATCTTTCAAAATCTCCTTGCCAATTTTCTCCAAATTTAATAAATTTTTGAGTTTATCAGAGTGAATTGTGGGTTCCGTAATTTCAAATTCCTTCTTAGGTAAGTTTTCCCAATATTCCTTCTCTCCATGATGATCCTCAATTTTAACAACAGGTAAATCTTTCTTTTCATCCTCCTCTAAAGTTATCTCCTTCTCAGGCAAATCTTTAATTCTATTAGGTAATTTATTCATTTTCTTCCATTGCATCGCATCAAAGAATTCTGTATCAAAATATTCTGCGCCCTCCAAATGTTTGTTAAATCTTTCCTTCTCTTCGAGTAATATCGATCTCATTTTATTGTCACGTGGGTCTAAAAAATAGAGTCTTGAATAAGACATATCCTCATCTTTATCAAACTTTTCAGGAATAACTTCTTCTAAATCTTTATTAGGTAATAGTTGTTTTTCGAGTAATGGTGGTGGGTTAATTTTCTCAATCTCATCTCCGAACCCTTGTTGTTCTTGATCATTCGTTGGTTGGAATGTTGTGGCAGTAGGTTTGATGGCTTTTCCGTCACATAAATAATGAGGGACTACGTATAATTGGGGTTCGTTATTAGGCATCGATCGCGCAATTTGATTATATAACCGTTTACAATCATTTCGAACAGACTCCATAAATGTTATTTGAGGCTCTTCGTCAGTAGATTCCTCAGAATCTTCAACATATGTATTTTTGTTTACATTGTTGAAATTTTTGTTATGATTTCCATAAATATAAGCCTGTTGTATAATTTTCTCATGATCATTATATTCTGACTCTATCAACAAATTTGAAACGTTCATATCTTTAACAGGAATTCCAAAGCCCATAGGTTTAAAAGATATCTGCATAAATCTCTCCTTAGGTATGATAAATTTATTACACATCTCAGTTGTAAAGATTAACGAAACAAGATCTAATACAAAAGTACACGCAGTTGACGTAGTTGTTGTAGCTAATTTCACATTAAATTTGACAAATTCTGTGTTAATTCTCATGACTTTCTTTAAAATTCGAACTTCGATCCCAATCAATGGTTCGACAATCTGTTCAATTACCCCATTCATAACTTTAATTGAAATTTTTGCTAATTTTAAATTAATAACCACAGCATCTAATATAGTATTTGATACAGTATGAAGAAGTGCGTGTGAAAATTTGGAGAGGAAAACTAGAGTATTATCTGACATAGGGTAGTCAACCCTAGACAGCGAAACACGTGTTTTCATTTGTTATCGGAGTATTTGGAACGACCAGGATCTCCGTCTTTTTAAGGAAAAAGAATACCAAGTGACGAATCACTAATCCTTCATTGACCATGTTGAAGGACAAGAACATGCTCACTTTTGGGTGTGACAACCACAAGTGGATCTTTGAATATGGGACCCATTGACCAATTTGATGCTTTTAACGTGGATCCAAACACGAAATGACACGAAACATGTCATGGCACGACTTAACATGCCTGCCATTTTAAGTTAATAAAACTCCGAAATAAACTCAGAGATTGAAAACCACGGATGGCTCCGCAGAAATAGCCGGATTACA